TAGCCAAGCCTGTTGGCGTAGACGATTTGCGGCCAGATATCGGTGATGTGCCAATAGCCAGCGATCTGCATCAAATTGTTGAATGGTATTTCTTTTGGAAGGCTCCCGGCTGATGGCTTGTCTGTGCCAGCGCCCCGATCCCACTTTGTCTTCAGCTCAACGCCGCCTTCTTGGAAATCGCCATAACCTTTATAGGGTAGCTGCACATCGTCAAACTTGCCGGTCAGCTCTTTTTGCCCGGTGATGCGGTTCGCGCCAGCAAACGCCTCGCGCAAGCCGTCAAGTGCATTGCTGCACACCAGCTCAAACTCATGGTGTGTTGGTATGATATCTTTTTTGGGAACAGATCCATCGGCGTTATAACGCACTGTGGTCTTGTGTTCCAGCTCACGCTTGTCTTTGTCAGCGTCACGCCATTCAGCGCCATGAAAGCCTTGAAGCTCATTGATGGCGTTTTTAAAGGCATCAGTCGGGCTTAGATCGTTGACAGCTACATCGGTGCAATAGTTCTCAACAGCCCGGCCAGAGATTAATGGCGGCTTATCGCCTGACTGTGTCTTGCCCCGGCTGTCCTTGTAAACGCCATGCATGTCGAGGATGCGTTGTGCTTCAGCCTTATCGCCCTTGGCCTCACCAGCGATGACTGCCTTGGCATTTGCCAGCTCTGGTCTGACAACAGCTTTGTCATAGAACGTAAAGCCATCAGGCTTGTTAGGCTGACTGTGGTGGTAATACGAATGCCGGGCTGATTGCTCGACAAAGTCTTGTTTCTGTGGCTTAGAAAAGTTTTTAAAAGACAAAGAACCGCTCCCAAAGTGTGGAACGGTTCTATCAGGTCATGACATACAGTGTCAAGCGTTATGCTTAGGGCGCATTAATCTACGATTTTAAGGCCATCTGTTTTGTTGCTAACAACAGGTTCATTTATGTTTACCTTATAAAATTTTTCGTATTGTGCTTTGCGATCCAGCGATTGTTTTGCAACAATCTTTTCGTAATGTTTCGCGATGAACGGCGATTCGTAATCACAGATTGCAATGGTTTCTAACCGGCGCTGTGCAAGGTACCAAACAACCGGCGCTGCCCACTGAATATCCAGATCGGTTAAGATTTTGTTTTCTTCTGGCACACCAACAACATCTGTAAGAGTGTACAGTGCATTGTGATGTTGCGGCCACAACACGCCAGACAACATGACCCCGGCCTTGGTCATAACATAACATTCGTTCATAATTGCATACTTATCAATTTGGTTGTCAGTCACAGAACTTATCTTAATCATTGTCAAACCGTCATGATAATGACGCCAACGGCTTTGAGTGTTTTGGTCAAGGTTCCAATAGATGCAAGCCCACTCTTCATTGTAACTGCCATGCACCTTTATGCCTTTTTTATGATAGGTCTTATCGTATTGAAAACGATTACTCAGCTTCATATTTTTAGTCTCAAGGTCAGTATGCCACACAGCTAAAATTGGTATTGGCGGCGAGGCATACGCAATCTCATGCGGCTGGCATTTGAGAATGCGCGCATAGTCTTCGACATCTTGCAATGTCATGCTAATTTTGCTGTGAATGTGGCGCGATACCGTTTCTGGTGTCACGCCTTTCTCTTCAGCCAGCGCCTTCTTTGACATGCCAGATTGGCTGATCATTTCATCTAAGTTATTTGCCATGTGCATAATGTAAGCTCCCATAACACTTTGTGTCAAACCTGATTACCTATACCTAATTATCTTGTCATCACATGTCAAGCCTGATACTACAACTGTCTAATATGTTGAGAGGTAAGGCATGACACTTGATCAATATCGGCAGAGCAAAGGGCTAAGTTATTCAGCGTTGGCGCGGGTTACCGGCGCTAGTCATGCAGCGGTAGCGCGGCGCTGGTGTCTGCCATCCAGTCACAAGGATGCAAAGATCCCGAACCGCAAATTTATGATGCGAATCGTGAATGTGACTGATGGTGCCGTTCAGCCAACCAGCTTTTATGGCGTTGTATTTAATGACTGAGGATCAGCTCCAAGACTATGTCGTGCAGTGGCTTGACGCCTCACTGCCGCATAATTCGGTGTGGCATCACTCACCAAATGAAGGCACGCGGCATATCTCCTATCAGCGCCGCTTGAAAAAGCTTGGCACCAAATGGGGCTGGCCTGATCTGGAGCTGTTCATTGATGATGCCGGGTGGCTCGACAATGTAAAGCGCTTGCCGATCTTCATTGAGTTGAAGCGGCCACGAGGCGGCAAGGTATCCGACAACCAGAAAAAGATCCATGAGGAGCTGCGCGCGGCTGGCTCACACCTTGTTGTGGCCAAGAGGATTGCAGAGGTTGAGCTGTTCTTATCGCGGCTGATCAAACTGCGGCAAACCGGGCAAGCCAATCTTGTGAAGCAGATCTGCGAGGCCGCTGGTGGATAATCTACTGCACATCATTATCCCGGTGCTTAGGTATCCAGAAATCGGCGTGGAATACATGAAGGAATGCCCCGAATGCATGGCCCTTGGTTGCTGGGAATGTGACTACAGCGGTCATAGACAACTAACAGAGGATGAAGAAATTGCAGTGTACGAAATGCTTCAAAGACACAATTGTCAAAGACAGTAGGCTCCACGACAACAACACCATCAGGCGGCGCAGGGCTTGCATTCAGTGCGGCTATCGATTTTCCACCAGTGAAGAGCTGTTCATTCCCATGCCATTAAAGAAGGGGCCGCTGCCAAAGCTCAAGGTCAAGACTGAGTACCGGCAAAAGGTCACGACAAAACCGGCAGTCAGACCGGCTGAGCTGCTTCACAAAGAGGATCTGGAGCCGTCATTTGCGACAGAGAACCTGACCGATGAAGAGCTGGAAGCCATGATCTTCGATGGAAGGATCCCCAACCGTGATTGATAAAGCGCTCATAGAAGCCGATACAGAGCTGTCAAGGCTCTTGACGCTAGGATTGGGGCCATTTGCCATTGCAAGCGCCTACAGCATCCCTGTGCGGCGATTATCGACAGACAACCAGCTTGAGGTTGATGAAACCCACCAGTCATTGCCGGAATACCTCAAAGGAAGCCCCGGCATTCTGACATGGGATTATTTGCGGTCAGCGCTGGCTGACAAAGTGATGGAGATTTGGATCAATGAAGAGAAAGAACAAGGTCAGGCATTTTTCACCGCAAAAGGGCATGACCGAAAGGTGCGTGGTCTGCAATCAGGAACATCAGATGAGCCAAGGAACATGGGTGATCTTGGGAACCGGGGAGCTGACATGCTCAAACAACAAATGTTGGAGAATATTACATGAGCGCACCACAAGATCTAGCGATAGAAGCCGCACAGACAATGAAAGACCGGGGCAAAAAGCTGGGGCCGTATCAGCCGTTGTACAAGGAGCTGGCGATTAGGTGGTCATTGGTGCTTGGCGTTGAGGTCACACCGGCTCAGACAGCCAGAATGCTTGTCGAGATGAAGCTTGCCAGATGGAACGCCGGGTTTGATGAGGATCACGCAGTGGATGGCGCCAATTATTGTTTCATAGCAGCAGCATTGGAAAGCGAATCGGAATGAGCTTTAAGAATTTTAAATTGGTAAATTTGCATAAGGATAAGCCTTATAAGGATAATCCTTTAATGGATAAGCCTTTAAAGGATCAGCCGAACCAATTTATTGATTTAACCAATGAGGATAAGCCTCAACTCGCTTCGCTCGATTATACCCAAAGCAGTAATTCATCAGATCAACCATGTCAACAGGATAGATCAAATGAAATACGCTCTATGTTGAATACGATCACCAAGAAGACAAACCAGAACTACGTTACAGCCGTTTCCAAAGCAAAAAATGATCCGCTTCTTTTTAGGAAAGACCGGGCTTTGCGGCAGTTGCGGCCAACAATGTCAGCGGATCGATTCACAGACACACTAAAAGCAATCTCAAAGATGGATCACACACAAGTTTTGGATTGGGTGATTGAGGCAGAGCGGCATCTTGAAAGGAACCGGCATGGACATTAACGAGCTGCACACGATGATGCTGGACATGGCTGTTACTGAGCGCAGACTGCCCAAGGCAATCAGGGTTCAAAAGCAAGCGTCATGGCCAGACTATCCAATGGACTGGCATGGCTATGGCTGGACGCAGATTGGTGAGGTCAGGCTGAGGCCAACCAATGAACAGATTGATAAGATGGATGAGGCGCATGGCATGCTGATGGCCATGGATCAGGACACAAGGCGGCTCATCATGGCAGTGGCACATAGTGCAGTGGGAAGGGATCGTGGCCCAAGGTGGAGCAAACTGGCTCACATCTTGGGGCTGAATGATCCAAGGATCGTGAAGCGCAACTACCGGGATGCGCTCACAAAGATGTATTATCGATCTATATCGTACCGGCCATTGCATGAAGCAGAATAGCGGTGAGGTAAAGGCTGGCAAAGAATGCTGCAAGCCCGGCTAGTTCAAAGATAAAGCGGATGATGTCCATGCCAATCTCCTGTTGTTACGTTGTTTAATGAATATCGTTACATTGACACTATATGTCAAGGATGATGCGTAATAAATAAAGGGTGTTGCAAATGCCGTCAAAATGTGGATGATCTATTTATCGTGCGGTTCACAACCGCTCCTCCCTGACTTGGCTGGTTCTGTTGATGCAGATCCAGCTTTTTTATTTGGAACATCATGGCGCCGAAAAAGATCAATAAAACGATGATGACAGACATTGCTGACCGTCTTGGCAGTGGTGAGACATTGCTCAGCATATGCAAGGATCCGCTGATGCCGGGCTATCGGACTGTCACAAGGTCAGTGCTGAACGATGATGAGCTGTTCGAGATCTATCGTAGAGGCAGGGTGATGCAAGCAGAGTTCTATGCTGATCACATCAATGATCTTGCCATGTCACCGCTACCGGCAGAGCTGGATCCACGCATGCTCAATGCTGAGGTGCAACGCCGTAGACTTGAGGTTGATACATTGAAGTTCACGATGGCTAAGCTACAGCCATGGGGGCTGAGAGATAAGCGAGAGGACGCACCAGCTCAGCAATCGATAACGATTAGCTGGGAAGGTGGAGAGGTTAAGGCAGAAGAGGGATAGGGGTAGGGGTCACTATATATCAGT